GCTACGCGGCGCGGCCGCCCCCGGGCACGCCCCCCCCCGCCCGCTGGCGGCGAACTCGGCTACGTTCGCCGGCACCGGGACGCACTCGGCCGCGGGCAAGCACGACGCCACCGGCGCGCTGACGGCGCAGGACGCCACCATGTCCGGCGTGGCCGGGCACATCGGCACCGGCGATAGCGTCCTCAGCCCGAAGTTCCTGGGCTCGCCCAACGTCGTGATCCGCAAGGCCAGGGCCGAAGAGAAGCCGGCCGACGCCGAGCCGCTGCCCGCGCAGATCACCAACGTCCCCGACGCGCCGCTTCCGGTCAAACTCAGTCCGTCCATCATGGACCTGCTGGGCTTTGCGCCGCCAGTCACCCCGCTGCCGATCGAAACGCCGGAGATCCCGGAGTTCAAGGTCACGGTCAAGCCGCGGAAAGAGCCACCAGCGCCCGATCCGGCGCCGGAAGTGGCGCCGCTGCCGCCCCCGCCGCCACCTCCCCCGCCGGTGCCGCGCGCCGAGGTCGACCAGATGCAGGTCGAAGCGGCAGCGCGCGAGAAGGCACTGAGCGCGCAGATCGCTTCGCTCGAGGCCGAGGCAGCCGAGGTCGAGAACGCCCTGGTGCGGGCCCGCGCCCGCCTGGCGAAGGTCAAGCAAGCGCTGGCGCAGCGCCGGCAGACTGTTGCGCGGCAGAAGGCCAATCGGCAGCGCGCCGAGGAGATCACCCGCAAACTCTTGAAGGATCTCGTCGAAGAAGACTAGAATGCAGCGCCATGCACTTGAGCAATGACGATCTGGCTTTCTTCGATCGGTTCCACAAGAGCCCCGATGGTCAGTATCTGCTCAGGTTGCTGCAAGCCAAGCTGGCTGAACGTGATCAAGCACTGCGCTCCTCGACCGGTGAAGAGGTTTACCGCTTCCAGGGCCGCGCACTTGAGCTCGCCGAGTTGATCGGCGACATCACCAAGGCACAGCAAAAGCTGACCCGCAACGTACGCCCCGTCACCTCACGGACTCCGTACGCTGCGTGACCGCTGGACTCGCCGCCCCGGCCTCCTGCAAAACCGGTTCCCCAGACACCCGTTGATGGTGGCCCTGGATCTCGGAGACCCAAATGCAGGCTTCACCAGCCAAGAACGAAACGCGCCTCCCCCGCGCCGTCCTGAAGCGATCCGCAGCAATCGAGGAACGCATCAAGGCACGAAGCGAACCGGAGACACCTGATCCCGCGCTGCCGACACCCGTGTCGAGCGCAGACCCCGCCAACCCGAATCCGGCAGCACCGACGCCCCCTGCGCCGCCCGCCGACCCGCGACACAGCGACCCCGCGTACTGGAAGCAACGCTTCGACGCGACCGCAGGCCGTCTCCGGGTCCGTGAGGACGAGCACCGCGCCGAAGTTGCAGGGCTCCGTGGGCGGATTACCGAGTTGGAGGACGAGGTCCGAACCCTGAAGACCGCGATCCCCAGCACGCCGGCGAACGAGATCGACCTGGGCGAGTTCTTTTCGCCCGAGCAGATCAAGGACATCGGCGAAGAGGATGCACGTGCGATCGCGCAAGCGGCGCTGGCGGCAGCGACCAAGCAGGCCCGGACGGTGGTCGAGCAGGAAATCAAACCCCTGCGAGATCAACGCCAGGCCGACGCGGCTGAACAGCTTCGACTGCGCAAGGAGTCATTCACGGAGGCGCTTGAATCGCGCATCCCGAACATGGCTCAGATCGACACCGATCTAGGCTGGCTGTCGTGGTTGATGGAAGAGGACCCCGAGACCGGGATCCAACGGCAAGAGATTCTCACGAAGCACGTCACCGCCTTTCGGGCAGACAAGGTGGCCGACATCGTCGAGAAGTGGCTCAAGTCGAAGGAACTGCCGGCACCTCCGGTTGCGCCCAGCGGTAGCGGCGCGGCACCAGGGGCAGAGCCCCCGCCGCAGCCGAACGCCCAGGATCTTCGCCCGCCCACGCAGGCCGAGGTCAAGGACTTCTACAAGCGGGCCGCACTCGGCAAGGTCACGGACAAAGAGCGTGCGACGTTCGAAGCAAGGTTGAAGCTCCGTGCTGGTCGGTGACCAGTAGCGCCAAACAAAGGAGCCAATCATGGCAGGCGTTCCACGTGCATCGGGTATCCCGGACTATGGTCCGAGCGGTACCATCAATTTCGACCCCGAGATCTACTCGGGCAAGCTGGTCGAAAAGTTCTACAAGACGACCGTCTTCGGCGAGATCGCCTCGACGGACTACGAGGGCGACATCACGGGCTTCGGCGCGCAGGTCAAGATCCGCACCATCCCGGACGTCACCGTCTCCGACTACGTCATCGGCGCGGGCCTCTCGGCCCAGTACCCGACGAACAACTCGGTCACGCTGGCGATCGACCAGGCCAAGTCCTTCGCCGTCGCCCTGTCGACGGTCGACTCGCGCCAGTCGGACCTGGATCTGGCCGACATCTTCGCCAACGACGGTTCGATCCAGCTGCGCATCGCAGCCGACGCCGACATGCTGGTGACGATCCCGGCGCAGGTGTCCGCGGACAACCAGGGCCCCACCGCGGGCGCTGACTCCAACGACATCAACCTGGGCGACTCCACCACGCCGCGTCAGGTCACCGCCGCCAACATCGTCGACTTCATCGTCGACTGCGGCACGGTGCTCGACGAGCAGAACGTCAGCGACGAAGGCCGCTGGTTCGTGCTGCCGCCGTGGGCGATCGCGCTGGTCAAGAAGTCGGACCTGCGCATTGCGTCGTTGGCCGGTGACGGCGTGTCGATCCTGCGTAACGGCAAGGTCGGCGAGATCGACCGCTTCACGATCTACCAGTCGCGCAACCTGCTCACGCAGACCTCGCCTGGGCCCGCCTCGTACGCCATGTTCGGCCACTCGGCCGGCCTGACGTTCGCGTCGCAGATCGTCGAGTGCCAGATGATCGACAACCCGAACGACTTCGGCTACATCATCCGTGGCCTGATGGTGTTCGGGTACCAGGTCATCGGCCCGGCGTACGTCGGCACGGCCGTGATCAAGAAGTGAACGGTGTAGGATAGGGCCCTGCGGGGCCCTGTCCGCGCCCAACCAGGAGAATCTGCATGAAGACCAGCAACCCCTACGGGATGAACATCCCGGTCAAGGTGCCGCCCGAGACCATCTCCAAGGAGATGTCGCAGGCGTCGGGCAAGGCCAAGGCCCGCTACCCGCACCCCCCGCTCGGCCCCGGCCAGAAGAATGGCGAGGCCGGCAAGATGAAGCGGCCGGCGTACACGCCGGGCACTTCGCCCACCGGCTCCTGAGCCGGAGCCAACGGACCGGCGCCTTCGGGCGCCGGTTTTCCACGTCCCTTTGATCACCCCGGAGACCCCCGATGATCACCGAAGCCCAAGAAGCAGCCGTCGTTCAAGCCCGCGGCAAGAGCCCCAAGTTCAAGCAGGACAAGCGGCACCCGTTCCTCATCAACGTGAAGGACGGTCGCCTGTTCCCGAACGTCGGCGCGCTGCGCGACAGCACCAACGCCGGCGCAAAGGACTACCGCATCTTCACCGGCTCGCCCAAGGCGACGCACGACGAGCGCATGAAGTGGCTCGAGACGCAGGGTGCCACGCTGCCCTCGCGCGTGGTCGACTCCGGCGACGCGGAGCCCTTCGACATCGGCAAGGCCACGGTGGACGAGATGGTCGCCTTCGCGGCCGCGGAGTACCAGGTCACCCTGGACCCGAAGAAGCACCACAACGCGCTGCGCGCCGAGCTCCGCGCGCTGGCCAAGCAGCACGGCAGCCTGGCGGACTGACCTATGGCGGTGAGCGTTGACACCATCCTCGACAGCGTCAGTGTGACGCTGCTGGACACCGCTCGCCGCACCTGGTCCCGTTCTGAACTGCTGGGCTACCTGAACGAGGCCCTGCGGGCCACGGCCTTCGTCAAGCCCGACATGTACCCGGTGCGCGACTTCGTGACGCTGGCCGCAGGGATCGCGCAGGAACTGCCCGCCGACGGCGTCGCGCTGATCGACGCCACCGACAACGAGGCCACCGGCCGCACGGTCACCCAGACCGATCTGGCGCTGCTGCAGGAGGAGAACCGGTTCTGGCCGGCCGCCACGCAGCAGGCCGAGGTGGAGAACTACGCAGCCGATCCGCGCACGCCGCGGCGCTACTACGTGTTCCCGCCCAACAACGGCGCCGGCCGCCTTCGCGTGACCTACGGTGCTGTTCCGCCCGCGCTGACCGGGTCGAGCGGCGAGGACATCCCGGTGCCCGACAGTTACCAGAACGCGCTGACCAACTTCGTGCTGGCCAAGGCGTACGCCAAGAACAGCAAGAAGCAGGATCTGAGCAAGACCAGCGCGTACACGAACGAGTGGCGCTTGGCGCTGGGCCTGAAGTCGCAGGCCCAGGTGGCGCTGGCGCCCAAGGTCGCGCAATCGCCGGGGGTGTCATGACCACGTTCGTCAACGTCTTCGACCAGCTGGCGACCGTCGCGGTCAACGTGCGCAAGGCCCCCAGCACGACGCTGCGGCGCATGTACGTCAAGGCATTCCGCGACTGGTGCGCCGAGACGCAGTGGTTGCGGCAGACCGTCACCGGCGCGACGATCGCCGGCACGCAGACCTACAGCCTGGGCAGCGATCCGTACCTCGAGATCGTCAACATCCGCGCGATGTCCGGCGTGCCGACGGTGGCCGGCTCCCCGCGCACGTTTCCGATCGTGCCGGGCGACTCGAGCGGGTGGGATCCGAACAATCAACCGATGCAGCCGCGGCAGTACGCGTACCTGCCTGAAGCGCAGTTCGCGTTGTGGCCGATCCCGGACGCGGTCTACAACCTGACCGTCAGCGTGATCCTGCAGCCCAAGGACGGCGTCGCGCAAGTGCCCGCCGAGCCACTGGTGAAGTACAGCAGCGGCATCGAGGCCGGCGCACTCATGCACCTCCTGCGCATCCCCGGCCAGCCGTGGAGTGACCCGAACATGGCCGAGAAGTACGAGAAGATCTGGAACGCGTGCGTGAGCAACGGCAAGGCCGACGTGCAACGCGCGTACAACACCGGTTCGATGCGTGCGCGGCCGCGCGCTTTCGTCGTGGGGAGATGACATGAGCTTCGGCATCACGCCAGCCGCGGGCTTCCCGCCGCAAGCCTCGGACGAGTTTCCGAACTACCTGCAATGGCAGTTGGACGGGGTGAATCTCGGGGCAGCGGACATCGACACGGTGGACCTCACCGGTGATCTGAGCGCCACGCGGGGCACCGGCGAGAATGCCAACAAGCTGACGATCGCTGTCGCGTCGAATCCCTCAGCGGCAGCGGCTGCGGCGGCTGAAGAACTCGTCATCTCGCTGGTGGGAGCGGCGTCAGGAGCCTTCGGTGGCGTGAGCTTCAGCAACTGGACCGGTACGGTGCTGCGCGCCAGCGCCGATGCCACCTGGAACGAGGCTTCCAACCTGGTCAACCTGGTGCAGACCGGCCTCTACGAGGTCAGCATCCAAGGCAAGGTATCGCCGGATTCGAACACCTGGCCGGCCGCGGTCGACAACTTCACCCAGTACGGCAGCAACGTGGGGATCCTGGAAGGCGCCGCCGGCGGCCTGTACCTGAGCCAGTACGGGATGACTGTGCCCGCAATCGCATGGCAGGCCACCGGCCTCTTTGCGCAGTTCAGCGACAAGTACATCGTCAACGCGGCAGCGCTGCCAGCGACGATCACCCCCGCGCTCTACGCAAACGCGTACGGGGCGGAAGCCGATGCAGCCACTTTCGCCGCCGTCGTTACCATTCGCCGCATCGGTGCGGCTGCCTGACCGTGCGCACGCGCGTGGTCACCGTGAGCGCGCGGGACCCGAACGGGCGACATGCTCGACAGTCAGCCGCGTCGGTGGTGGCTTCGCTTCCACCCAGCGCCGAGTTCGTGCTCGTGCAGTCCAGCGGTGACCCGCAAGACTGGATCACCGACCTGTGGGATGCTTGCGAGGCCGCCGACGCGGTGGCTATCGTCGACGACGACGATCTGGTGGTGCCGGGCGCGTTGCAGCGCTGCGCCGATGTGCTCGAGCGTAGCGGCGCCGGGTTGGTCTTCACCGATGAGGACGAGATCGACGAGGCAGACGCACGGCTCGGCCCCGGGCAGCGGGGTACGCGCAGGTTGATGGACCTTGCGATGCACCCCCGGTGCGTGCACCACCTGGCCGTGTTCCGCCCGGCTCTCGTGCCACCTGAAGCGTTGGACGTGGCTCGCGAATGCGGCATCGGCTTGGACTGGCTGCTGCGGGCCGCCGCCGGCCTGCGCGGTGGCGCGGTGCACGTGCCTACCGTTGGCTATCAGTGGCGGCGATACCCCGGGCAGGACTCCAGCGCCATGGCGGGCCGGTACCGCGATGCAATGCCGGCGCTGCGTGCGGCGACCCGCTCGTGGTTGAAGTACGATGAGCCCATCCCCCAGGTGGTCGCATGAGAGTCAAGATCGAAGGCTTCCGTGGCGAGGCGCCCCGCCTCAGCCCGCACTTGCTGCCGGACAACGCCGCGCAGGAGGCCGTCAACGCGCAACTGTTCACCGGTGACCTGAAAGCCTGGCGGCAGTTCGCGACGACCAAGGGCTTGGCCAACAGCGGTTCGGGGCCCGTGCGCACGATCTACCTGCTCAACGACCAGTGGCTGTCGTGGGAGGCCGACGTGGATGTGGCGCGAGGGATCATCCCCGGCGACACCACGTACCGCACCTACCTGACGTCGCCCGGCCTGTACGGCGAGCCGCGCTTCACGAATTACGCGCTGGCGACCACCGGCGCCGAACCGTTTCCGGTGGCCACGCGGCCGCTGGGCGTGCCCGCGCCGACGTCGCCCCCGACGCTGGTGACCGGCATCGACGAGACCGCGACGACCTTCGCCGTGGACATCCTCGACGAAGGCGATTCGCTGACCGAAAGCTGGACGATCTCCGGATCGAGCCCGGGTGTCAGCGAGGTCACGCAAGACGCCGTGGTGGGCAACCCGGCGCCCAGCTACGCGCTGCTGGCCAACGGCAACGCAGGCCTGCCGGCGTACGCCTACCGCAACTTCGGCATTGCGTCGGGCACGGTCGTGCAGGTGTCGTTCGACTGGTCCTACCAGTCCGGCGCGGCCGACGCGCAGATGATCGCGAACATCATGACCGGGGTCCTCGGATCCGGCCTACAGGTTCGCTACGACTCGGTCTTCTCGCGCTTCTCCATCTCGGCGGGGACAGGGTGGGCTTCCACCGGGTCCTCGTCGCTGGTGTCCAGCACGATCTCGCTGCTCGCGCACTCGACCTGGTACACGGTGACGGTGCAGGTCATCGCCAACAGTGATGGCACGCAGACTGTGACGGCCAGCCTGTACCTCGGTAGCGGCCTGATCACTTCGGTCAGCATC